TTATTAAAACTACAAGGCGGTAGTTCTGGTGGTAGTTCTGGTGGTGGTTCTGATGCAAAACCAATGGCCGCTGGTGGGGTTGTTACTAGCCCACAGTTAATATATGCTGGTGAAGCTGGTAGTGAGTATATTGTACCTGCAAGAAAAGCAGCGGCATTTAGTAAAAATTATTTAGCAGGTATGAGAGGTGGCGCAGCAATACCTAGATTTGCAGAAGGTGGTTATATAAGCAGTCCAAACGTAAATATTACAACAGGTGCGGTAACTCAAATAGACGGTACTAATTTTATAACTACATCTGATTTAACAGCGGCAGTAAAAAGTGGTATAAATCAAACGCTTACATTAATACAATCAGATCTAAAAACTAGAAGATCTTTAGGTATTTAAATGGCTGATTTTGATATATTAACATTTTTAGAATATTATCCAAATAAATCTAATGTTCTAGATAGCAGTGGTAAAAGATCTCCTACAAATGCATATCAAAATTTTTATCAGTCAGCACAAAATCTTACAGCGGATTCAGCAATAGACCAAACTATGAATTTTACATATCTTGCTTTTGATGCTAGTGGTTATGCCTCAACAGAGGCTAATGGTATAAATGATTTAAAAATTAATATAGCTGCTACCGCTGATATTGTAGATTTAACTGAAACTGCAATGACGGGAGATCGTCTTGTAATTGCTTCATTATATGTACAATCTATAGGTCAAGATATTTTTAGTAATTCTGCTAGTCTTGTATGTAGATTCATAGGTACAATAGAATCAGCAACAATTAATGAAACTACTGTTACTTGGAATGTAAGTAGTGCAATTTCTAAGCAAAAAGCACAAGTACCAACAAAAAAAATTAGTAGTGATTTATTAGGAAGATTTATAGTACCATGAATGATTTAATTTTTGCTATAGAAATAAATGCTATTTTAGAAGATGATACAGAAGTATCAGGTGTAATAGGTCTTATTTATAATAATCAAAGAATATATAAACTAGCAGATGGTACTGTTTTGACAGGTACAAAAAAAATAAAAACTATAAAAAGTTCTAAAGAAATACCACCTGCTGAAATGTTAATAAATATAATGTCTTTAGATAAAGGATAAATAATTTATACTGTCTTATTATGGAAAAAAGAACATCTCTAGCACAACAGCAAAAAAACGCAAAAATAGGGCAAGATCTTAATATAATAGATGAAAGCCTACAAAATTTTAAAAAACCTAATTCAGATCTTGATGTAAAACAAAGAATAGCATCAACAGGTGAGACAGTTCCCATAGTTTTTGGTAAAAGAGTTAATAATATTGGTGGTGTTTGGGTACAACCTAGCCTTTTAAAGGCAGGTACATTTGAATTTAGACAGAGTTATTTATTTGCAATATCACAAGGTGAAATAGTAGGTACGCCTTCAAAAGGAACTTCATATACAGGAATAAAAAAAATTTTATTATTAAATGACAGTACAATTACAACAACTAATATTTATAATTCCGCTGAAACATTAGCAGCAAATCCTAATACTTGTCCTATACAAGGCACTGGCTTATTTTGTGGATATGAAAATTATTCCTTTCTAAATCCTGTAATGCCAGCGAGTAGCGGATTTTCTATCGGTAAGTTCCCAGATATAAAAAAAGTCCATACTATATTTAACATACTCACAGTTGGAGTAGGTGATACAAGTAATTCTGCTTATAATATGACTGCTGAATTGTTTGATGCTGAAACAGGTGCAGATGTAACAGGCAATGTACAGTCAGGTACACCCTTTTTTACTACATCAGGAGGGGCTGGAAACCCACAAAATCTACAATGGAATGTAAGAGGTAGTGGCGCACAAGGCTTAGGCGACCCTACATTAGGCGGTTTTCCTGTTGGTAATGTTGTCAGTTTAATTTCCATTACTAATGGAGGTTTATCATCACCATATAATGCCGAAACTGTAGCGGCTGGTACTGTTACACAGGCTGATTTAGATAAAGTAAATGCAATAAATAATGGAAAATCTAATTTTTATAGAAAATATACTTTTGTTACTCTTAATACTCAAGTTGTCGCAACAAATCCACCTAGTACAGGTACTTTAACTGGTTGTCAACTTGAATGGATTGTTGGGAACAGAGACAATGTAAATACTTATACTAATTTAGATAATTCAAGTTATGCAGATATTACTTTTTTATCTATAAGCGGTCAGCTTTTTGAATCACCTTTTGAGGGTACTTATCCTACAGAGACAAAACAAGTATATGTATTTTACGATCAAGGTGTAAAAGTTGATTTATACAGTGCTGGAATCTCTGGTTCTTCTTATACGCAGGGTGCAAGTAATCAGTTTTTAGATTTAGCAATGTACTTATTTACAATTTATAAAAAAATTGATGGTAATAATACTGCAAGTATAGTTGCACCTGTTGAAGTTACAAATTTACAATCATTATCTACATTTTGTACAAATAATAATATGTTTTTTAATGGTACTGTATCTAAGTCAGTAAATATAATTGATTATATTACAACAATATCACCATATTATTTTTTATTATTTTTATCTGTTGGTGGTAAATATAAATTTATGCCTATATTGCCATTAAATTCTAGTAATCAATTTGATACTTCTGCAATAACACCTACTGCAACTTTCACAGAAGCTAATATTATACAGGAATCATTTCAAAAAACATTTTTAAGTGTTGAAGAAAAAAGAAACTTCATAGCAAATTGTATATATAATGAATGTTCACCATCAGAAATAACTAAGCAAAAAACTGTAACAGTAAGATTTTCAACAACTACAAATGATGCACCTACTGAACAATTTGATATGTCTGATTTTTGTGTTAACGTAAATCATGCAATTTTATATGCAAAATTTGAGCTTTCTAGGAGAAAACATAGTACACATAGTATAAGTTTTTCCAGTCCCCTAATAACAACTTCACTAATACCAACAAATATTATAAAAGTAGAGTTACAAAGAAAAAATAGTGTTGGAGATGATAGAACAGAAACTAACTACTATCAAGTTGATTCAATTACTTATGATAATGATGGAGTTAGTAATATAGATGCAACACATTTTCCATTAAATAATAGTAATGTATCTGAAATTACTAATGAAATGCTTACAGGCAGTTTTAGTATTTTACAATGACTACTTTCCCTTCGTTAGAACCAGAAACAAGAGCATTAGTTTATGGTAATTATCCACAAAATGTACATACTGGATTAAGTGGCGTAAATGTCAGATTTAAATTAGCTAATAAACGTGTAGAGCAAAGACTAACTATAACTTACGAATACTTAACAGAAACACAGGCTCAAAGTTTGTTAACTCATTACAATACACAAAATGGGTCTATTGAACCTTTTGACTTATCAAGCTCAGTTTGGGCTGGTTATTCTACACCACCTGTAAGCAGTTCAAATTATAAATGGCGGTATGCATCTAGTTTTCAAATTAGTTTATCTTCACCAAACAGGTATAGTACATCTATAGAGCTAATTAGCGTACCTTTATAATGGCTACATTCCCTGCAATAATACCTTCTGCTAGATTATATACACCAGGGGATTTTCCTAGTGCTATACAATCTTCATCAACAGGCACTACAACAGGTTTTAGGCGTGGTAATAGGCGTATAAATCAAACTTTACAACTTACATTTAACAACTTAACAGAAACACAGGTAAACCTTATAAGAACACATTATGATACTCAAAGTGGTACTTTTGAAATATTTTTGCTAGACGCTAGTACATGGAATGGATATACTTCACCACCTGTACCAGTTGTAAGTGATTTTGTATGGTTATATGCAACACCTCCAACAATTTCTGATGGTATTGTAAGTAAATGGAATGTAGAAGTTGAATTAATATCAGTACCTATAGATACAGGAGATGTAATTTATGATGGTGGGGATTCTAGTGCAACAGCAAGAGCTTATATATTAGATGCCTTAACAAGTAGCTCAACACCTGCTAGAACTAATATAATAGATGCAAGGAACTCAGCTTAATTATGACGGTAACAATAACTGCTTTACAAAAACAAAGAAGGGATACTGCTAGTAATTGGACATTAAACAATACTGTATT